ATAGCCATGATTTAGCTCCTATTAGGTCAGGCCAGCAACACCAATGCTGCCGTATTGATGCGCATTGATCTTTACGACGACTTGGGCGAAGTTTTCACCTATCGTATTGTTGGGTGCGTTATACAGACCAACAATCTTTAGGACCAGTGTGTTAGTAGTCAGGATGGTGGACGAGTCCAACTCCATCGCAGAAATACCAGTGATGTTGCTACCTGCAGTGTAGGCAACAGCAGCGTTTTGACCGATATCCGCTTGGACGATGTCCTCATCAGCCTGAATCAGGAAGAGCTGATTAGGATCATCGATCACGTCAGCCAGAATCTGACCGGAAGTGATGTTCACCGAACCCGGATAGTAGTTCTTCCAAGTTGGCTTACCAGTGGTTGGGTCAACGTAGCTGCAACCGTTAAATACGCCAACAGCGGTGGCGTGAGTGCCACTGACGTATCGAACGAGGAAGCCCCCGACGAGAGTGACTAGGTCACCCTGATAAATAGCGCCTGATTGGTTGTCCGCGATGACATAGCCATACTGCTTCTGTGCACCAGTAGCAGATAGGTTGCCAAGAGGACGCAGACCAAAGGCTTTATCGACGTTTGCCATTTGTCTATTCCTTAAAAAAGTTTACTCATCAGACTTCGGACTTCCGAAGACTGTTCGTGACTGACGAGACGGCTTGGTGATGCGCATGCTGTCATGCGCGTTTGATTTCATCAAGTCGTTGTCTACAGCTTGCATCTGGTCTCGGGACCGGGAACTGTAATACGCATTGCGCTCTGCTACTGTCTCCTCAGGAATTCGTGCTAAGAGCAAACTTCCCACACCGAGAACCCCAGCGTGTCGGTTGCTATCCATCGGAGTGCCAAGAAAATCAGGGTATTCGTCGGCGCGTACCAACTCATATCCCTCACGCAGGCGTGAAGCTACATTGATACGGTCATCGTATCCATTCGCTTCCGCTCTGATCCAACGATGCTTATAGCCCGGAGGAGCAGGAGGCGCATCCAGTTTTGAAGGAGGAGCCCAAGGCTTACGGCGCGCAGTTGCGGTACGGCTTTCGGCTTCCCGCGACTTGCGATTTAAAGAAGGCACGTCAATCTTGTCCATGGTCTTACTCCTTAACGTATTTAGCGTATTCCTCTAACGGAACGCCGAGTTTTTTGGCAATCGCTACCTGACTTGGGGTCAGTTTCACGCTGCGGCGCGCACTATTAACTCCCGACGAACGGGTTGCAGGAGCGACGGAATGCGCGGATCGTGCTCGCTGTTGTTTCTGGGGCGCTTGACCAGCGTTTCCACTTTGGAACTTGTGAGGAAACGCTTCGCGGATACGCCTGTCCAACTCATCATAATACTCCTCGCTTTGAGGGTCAAATCTTTCCTGATTAATGAGTTGGGCATGAATACCAAACACAGCATGCGTCATCGCCGTGTCCTTTCCAAACCAAGCATTCTGTTCAGCCCAGTCCTCCGCCCGAGGATCAGGCTCTGACGGCTGAGGCTGCTGCACCTGCTGCTGCTGTTGCAAAGCTTGGCGCTGCTGAGCTTGATACGCGGCCATCTGATCCTGCTGTTGGCGCTGCGCTGCGGCCTGTTGCACCTGACGCTGGTCCATCAAAATGGCCGTCAAACGCTCTTGTGCCTCGGTCTCCGTGTCCAGATCGCCCTCTTCGCGCGCCTGCCGGACTACCTGTTTTAAGGCCGCAATCTGAGTATCTATGCGGGTTTTAGCCTCGTACAACCGCTCCGTATCGGTCTGTCGGAACTGCTGTTCTAGCTGTGTTGCCCGCTGTTGGACGTTTTTAGCGTATTCAATCGCCGCCTGCTCACGACGCTCCGTCTCACGTAGTCGTGCAGTCAGCTTTTCAATGCGCTTGCGCACATTGTTGCTGTAATCGTCCAAGTCCTTAGCATGCTGCTTCTGTTCTTGCTGCGGCTCATCCGGCATTTGAACTTCAGGAGCTTCCTCAAGGCCGGTTAACACCGCCTCAGAGCCGTCCTGATTCATTTCCACCGTGGCAGACTCTTCGTCCTCGCCAATGTTGAACTCTAGTTGTTCATTTGACATTCATTTCTCCTTTAAAGCATGTGGACAATGTCTTCGGGATTGGCAATCGTCGCCAAAACCTCGTCATCGTTGATCAAACGTATCTCGCCACCCTCAATCGGGATGCGCGAACCCGCATAGCGACCGAAAACAATCCAATCCCCCGGCTTGCACCACGGGCCGTCTGGAAATTTGCCCTCGTCGCAGTACGCCAAAGGACCTACCTCAAGCACATAGGCACAGGTAGTCGCCAACTGCGTCTTTTTCTGCGTCTCCTCCGCAATCGCAATGCCGCCCTTGGTCACTCGGGCCCCGCGATACGGCAAAAGAGAAATACGCCAGCCTGTCGGACGAGGGAGATGGTCCCGAACACTCTCGTTCAGCTTCACCTCATCCAACTGACCTTCATCATTGAAGACATCGTCAATAGTTGGAACCTTGTTCTTCTGCTGGTTCAACCATTTACGCTCTAAAGCAGTCAAATTTTCTTCTACAGCTTCCATGCAGTTCTCCTTCGGGGTTAATCATCGTCACTAAACGACTTGAGGCGTTCCCGTAATGCATCCTCAAGCATGTTCAACCCTTCCAGACGGCCCATCAGGAAACGATACCGCTCCATGGTGGTCACCGAGCCGTTCAAGATCAACGCCTCAGTGTCAGACCTCAATGTTTTAAGGTCCTTCAGAACTGCTTCCGCAAATTCCAGCATGGTAAATCTCCATGAGAGCAGACGGTTCTAGCTACCGTCTGGAAAGCTTGAAAATCAATAAACCTTAACCGGGTTGTTCCCGTCTCTTTTCTTCACAATCATCGCAGGGCCCTGCACACCCTTCATCGCACCGCCCTTAGCCATCTTTTTCGACTTGCCCGCAGTAGATAGCGCAATCGCCACCGCCTGCTTGACCGCCGCTTTCTTGCCCTTAGGCTTACTTGTACCTATCGAGCCGGTTTTCTTAAACTTGCCCACCATCTCACCAATATTGCCGGAGATTGTCTTCTGACTAGAACCTTTTTTAAGAGGCATTTCTCGCTCCCTGCTGTTGGTTAACCTGATTGAGACGCTCTCGCGCCACGTCCGCTCGTAACATCGCAATGTTTTCCTGCGACTGTACCCGCGCCATGTTAGCGCGCTGTACTTCCGCTGCCTTTTGCTGCTCTACCTGCAACTTCGCTGATTCAATCTGAATACGCTGGTTGTCCGCCTGTGCACGTTGCTGAATTTCGGCCTCCTTCAACTGCACCACAGGGTCCGGACCCTCACCTGCCAACTGCGACTGAATGCCACGCAACTCCATCATGCCCTTCGCCACTTCCAACGCAATCATGCCCTCCTTCTGGATCGGGGACACCATCTTGTCAGGGTCCGCACCATACTCCGAGAACAACTGCGCCTCGACAATCTCCTCCGCCTTCTTGCGAACGTGGTCAAGAATGTGCTTTTGCAAGGTCATCGCCGCCTGTGGGTTCGCCTGCAACATCGGCGACATGCCCATAATCAAATGCGACAGGATGTGCGCGTCATGCTGCTGCCCAGAGAAGGCCTTCAACTCCATCTGATCCAACACATCCGCATTTTCCTGCGCGGGGTCCTTCGGCATCTGCGTATTCTGCGGTCTCAAGATGCCATCAATGTCTCGGACGTTCATCGCCGCATACACACGGTAGTACGCCTCGTACATGTTGTGCATCATCGGCGCTGTCTGTGCCAACTGCAACTGCGTTTGCGCCAAAGTGATCCTCTGGGCAACGGAGAAGATGTTAGGGTCAGCAACAGGAAGCACTGCCACCAGTTGATTAAAGTCCTGCTTCTTGATTTTTCTCGACGCACCCGGCACCTCGTACGGATATTCGTCCGGCAGATACTTTCCAAAGCCCTTCGCCAACAACTGGAACTCGATCTTCTGCGCATAATGCAGGCGCTTGTGGATCGCCGACATCACCATCGAGCCTTTTTCCAACAACGCGATGGTTGTGCCCACCGCTGCCATCTGATTGCCTTCACCCACCTGCATGTCAGCAATCGATGCCAAGCGTTTGCCCGCATCCACCACAAAACCAAGCAACGAGAACAGCGTCTGGCTCGGTTCTTTGTACGGC